CTCACCATATAAAGATGCAGTAGTCAATAAGGCTGTAGGTAATGCACAGCAAAGTGCTGTTGTAACGTGGGCTAATTTGTTAGCGAGTTCTTCGTATTTTGTGATAGACAGTGGTTACAAGAAACAGTATGACAAGTACAATGATCTTTTCCGTTGGGTACCTCTCAATGCAGATGTCGCTGGTACTTGTGCTGCCACAGATGCGATAGAAGATCCGTGGTGGAGTCCAGGTGGCTTGTCTCGTGGACAGATTAGAAGTTCAATTGAATTGGCTTTCAATCCCACACAGACAGAACGAGATCAACTCTATCGAGCTCGTGTTAATCCTGTAGTTACATTCCCAGGAGAAGGCACAGTACTTTGGGGTGACAAGACTGGTCTTACTACGAAAAGTGCTTTTAGTCGCATTAATGTTCGTCGATTGTTTATTACAATTGAGGAAGCGTGTGCAGCTGCAGCTCGTTCGATTCTCTTTGAATTCAATGATGCATTTACTAGAGATAGTTTCGTAGCTATGGTTGATCCATATTTGAGAGATGTTCAAGCTCGTCGAGGTATTACAGACTTCCAGGTTGTTTGCGATGAAACAAATAACTATGGTCAGGTTATTGATGCAAATGAATTTAGAGCAGATGTATATGTCAAACCTGCTCGTTCGATTAACTATATCACATTAACTTTTGTCGCTACTCGAACAGGTGTAGATTTCAGTGAAGTTGTTGGTCGGGCTTAATTAAGAAAGGGAGATAAAAAAAGATGGCAAATGTAAATCAATTTATTGGTGCGTTACAGGGTGGCGGCGCTCGAGCTAATCAATTTGAAATATCGTTTACGGCATTGGGTGAGAAGTTTAAATTTTTATGTCGTTCAGCTCAAATTCCTGCATTGACTATCGGTGAGGTGACGATACCTTTCCGCGGACGTTTTGTATATGTTCCGGGAGATCGTATATATGATCCGTGGACAGTGACAGTTATGAATGATAGAGCTTATGGAATTCGTAGCACGCTAGAAGCATGGATGAATGACTTGCAAGATATTGGTAGTTCTACAGGATCCTCAGCTCAAGGTCAAGCAGTTTATCGACAAGTGAACGTTACGCAGATGGATAGAAATGATCACAAAATTCGGACATACACATTGTATGATGCGTGGCCAACAGCATTAGATGCTATTGATCTTGCGTTCGATACTAATGATGCAGTTGAGGAGTTCGGTGCAACATTTCGTTTCAACTATATGACGGCTACTGGGCATGCGGTAAGCAAAACTGGCAGCAGAGCACAAGGAGCAATAGATACGGAAACTGAATTAGGAACCGCTAGAGCTTAATAATATTATGTAAGGTGAAGAAATATCGTAGATTTAAAACGATATAAATAGTTATACTATGGCAGAATTATTTGGATGGGAAGTAAAGAAGAAGAAGGAAAGCGACAAGGCTAAAAGCTTTGTCGCTCCTTCCGACGATGAAGGCACACTAGATATAGCTGGTGGTGCTGGTTTTTTTGGGCAGTACCTTTCTTATGATAAAGCAGCTCGCAATGAGTTTGACTTAATTCGTAAATACAGAACCACTGCGGAGAACCCGGAGTGTGATCAAGCAATCGAAGATATCATCAATGAAGCTATTACAGCAGATGAGCTTGAAGTTTCTGTAAAACTAAACTTGGACTGGGTTCCCCTTTCCTTGTCTATCAAGAAAAAGATGGTAGAACAATTTGATGAAGTTCTAACACTTCTTCAATGGAAAAAGAAAGGTCACGATATTTTTAGACGTTATTATATTGATGGTAGAATTTTCTATCATAAATTGATTGATGAAAAATCTCCCCGAAAAGGTATAACGGAAGTTCGTTATATTGATCCTAAATTTATTAAAAAGATTCGGGAAATAGAGAAAGAAATTCCTAGACCTAATTTACCTACAGTTGTAAAGTCAGTAAAGGAATGGTTCTTATATAATGATGCTGGTGTTTATCCTGTTTTTGGAACCTCTACAGGTGGTGGTGGGATGGGAGAAGGTATCAAGATTTCTCCAGATGCTATTGTATATGTAACATCTGGTATCTATAATCCTACAACGAATCAAGTCTATGGACATTTGCAGAAAGCAATTAAGCCGACTAACCAGTTGAGAATGATTGAAGATTCTGTAGTCATCTATCGTATCTCACGAGCTCCTGAAAGACGTATCTTCTACATCGACGTTGGTAACTTACCGAAGCCGAAGGCAGAAGCTTACCTTAAAGATGTAATGACTCGTTATCGTAACAAGTTAGTATATGATGCAACGACTGGTGAAGTTAAGGATGATAGGAACCAGATGTCGATGCTTGAGGACTTTTGGTTGCCTAGACGAGAGGGTGGACGAGGAACAGAGATCACAACTCTTGGTGGTGGACAGAATCTAGGTGAACTGGAAGACGTAAAGTATTTTCAAAAGAAACTTTACAAATCATTGAATATACCTATTTCTCGATTAGAGTCTGAGAGTGGTTTTAACTTAGGTCGTTCTACAGAAATTACCCGAGATGAAATAAAATTCAGTAAGTTTATTCAGCGTTTGCGTAAGAAATTTTCTGAGCTTTTTCAAGACCTTCTTAAAACTCAATTGATTCTCAAGGGAGTTATAACTCCTGAGGATTGGGAAAAGATTAGAGAATTTGTTATCTATGATTTTCAAGATGATAACCATTTCTTTGAACTCAAAGAGATGGAGATTTTAAAAGAAAGATTGGATGCTTTAACAACTGTTAATGAATTTGTGGGAACCTACTATTCAGTCGAATATGTTCGACGTTATATATTACAGCAATCTGATACTGAAATTGCAGAAATTGATAAACAGATTGAAGATGAAAAGAAGAAAGGAATTATGGGGCCAGATGCTGGTGCAGATCCCGGTGAACCTGCGGGTATGGGTATGATGGGAATGCCTGGTGGTAATGGAGAATTCCCGACTGGTGATACTACGCCAGGTGGAGATGAATTTCAATCTTCTCCAGATCAAGAGTATACCGACTCTGGATTGTAAATTTTATAAATATTAGAGGAAACTTATAATGGCCAAAAACATTAAACAAATGATTAATAAAGTAGGCGAAGGGGATTTCGCTGCGGCGGAAGTTGCGTTTGATGCTGCTCTAACAGCAAGACGAGAAGCACAGATCGCAAACCATAAAATAGCGATTGCTAAGAATTCATTTCAGCCACCGGAGCCACATCCTGGTTCAGACACGGGGATTACCGGAGCTCCATCTGAGGTAGAGGAAAAATAATAATGAAACTTATATCTGAATCAATTGAAGATATTGAATATCTTTTAGAAGATGATGAGGTCACGGGAAAGAAGAATTATAAAATACGTGGTCCATTTTTACAAGCCGAAGTTAAGAATAGGAACGGAAGAATATATCCGCTCGCTATTTTAGAGAAAGAAGTACGCAGATATAATAAAGAATACATCCAAAAGAACAGGGCGTTCGGTGAACTCGGTCATCCGGATGGTCCCACAGTAAATCTTGAAAGAGTATCCCACATGATTACATCCTTGCACCCAAATGGTAATGACTTTATCGGTGAAGCAAAGATTATGGATACTCCGTACGGGAAAATCGTAAAGAATCTCATAGACGAAGGTGCTAAGCTTGGAGTTTCGTCCCGAGGTATGGGTTCCTTGGAACCAAAGCGAGGAGTAAATTTTGTCAAAGATGACTTTTATCTAGCTACAGCTGCAGATATAGTCGCAGATCCATCCGCACCTAATGCTTTCGTGGAAGGTATCATGGAAGGTAAAGAGTGGGTATGGGATAATGGTGCTGTTAAAGAGATGGATATCGCAGCATATAGAAAAGAATTAGATATGAAACAAGAGTTTGCGCAGGCAAGAGAAGAAAAGAATGCGCAAATCTTTGAAAATTTCATGTCGAAATTATGAATATTATAAATAACTTATATATTGGAAATAAAAGGGAGTACTCCAAATGACAGATATTAACCAAGAACTAGAACAGATTGCTGCTGAAGTATTTGTAGATGAATCTGATCTAGAAGAAGCTTTGGATACGAAAGGTGATCCTAGAGCTGCTCTAAAAGGTGCCGCTCCAGCGCAGAAAGAAGATAAGATTTCTGGTGTTACGCCTGGTGGCGAAACTGTAGATATGGGCCCTGCTGTGGTTTCTCCTGATGCTCCTTCTGATCCTGGTGTTGCAGCTGAAAAGAAAGCAAAGAGAGCGAAATTACCTGGCCTAAATGGAAAAGGTAATGCTTCTGATGCTTCTGGGAAGACTGTGGCCCCTACTTCACCTTCGGGCGAAGTTGGCGACAAGATGAAAGGAGAAGAAAAGGAATACGAAACTGAAGGGGTCGATCCAGAGGAAAAAGACTTAGCCGCTGCTCGGAAAGCTGAGAAGAAAAAAGCTGGTAAGGGTGGTGGAACTGAAGGACGACCACAGGAAGAGCCTGATGAAGATGAAGAAGAAGATGAAAAGACAGGGAAGAAACGAAAGAAGCAGACTGATCTAGACAAGGATGACGAGTCCGAAGCTACACGTGGTGAAGAAGTAGAAATCACTGTAGACGAGAGAGTCGCTGCGATGGATCTTTCTGATGATGTTAAAGCTCTTACTGGAGGCGAAGGTCTTTCTGAGGAATTCAAGCAGAAGGCAGCTACAATTTTTGAAGCTGCTGTAAAAGCGAAGATTCGTGCAGAATTAGAGCGCCTAGAGGAAGAGTATGCTCAAGCCTTTGAACAATCTATGGAAGAGGCGAAGGCAGAACTAACCGATAAGGTAGACAATTATCTTTCGTACATAGTAGACGAGTGGATGCAAAAGAATGAAGTTGCTCTTGAACATCAACTCAAATCAGAAATTGCTGAGAGTTTTATTGCAGATTTGCGTGGGCTGTTTGAAAAGCACGACATCACTGTACCTGACGATCAGTTTGATCTTCTTGATGCAGCTGCCTCGAAGGCAGATGAACTGGAAGAGAAATTGAATGAAACCATTGAAAAGAATATCGAATTGGCAACGAGAGTTGGTGAACTCGAGCAACATGAGATTCTTTTAGATGTGGCTTCTGATCTCGCAGATACAGAAGTAGAGAAGTTTGCAGAACTAGCAGAAACAGTTGAATATGAAAACTCTGACGACTATCGAACGAAGTTGGAGACGATCAAGGATTCTTACTTTCCTAAAGTTCAAATTACTGAAGATGTAGAGGCAGCACCTACACAAGAAAATTATGAAGATGTTAGTGACAAAATGGCTGCTTATATGACTGCGATTGGCAAGGTTGAAAAACGTGCTGCCGGAACGCAGAATTAAGTTTTTTATAAATATATAAAAAGGGAGAAAAACAAAATGTTTCAAACTGAACACCTACAGGAAAAATGGCAGCCAGTCCTAGAACATCCTGATCTTCCCGAGATTAAGGATCCATATCGACGTGCTGTTACTACTGTAATTTTAGAAAACCAGGAAAAAGCTATGTTAGAGGACAGAAGTTTCCTCTCCGAAGCTGCTCCTACAACGCAAACAGGCGGTGTTGCGAATTGGGATCCTATCCTAATTAGTCTCGTCCGTCGTGCGATGCCTTCGCTTATCGCTTATGATATTTGTGGCGTCCAGCCAATGACTGGTCCTACAGGTTTAATCTTTGCGATGAAGGCGACGTATCGTTCACAAACTGTTACTGGGACTCAACCACCTTCATACAACGAAGCTCTGTTTAACGAAGCTGATTCGTTCTTCAGTTCACGTGCTGCTGGTGGTACATTCCCAGGTCAGTCTGGATCTCAAGTGTTGAAAGCTATCTCTGATGCTAACTTCACCAGAGGTCAGGGCATGACAACGGCGCTTGCTGAAGCCCTAGGCGACAGCGGTACAAATGCGTTTGCGCAAATGTCATTCACCATTGAGAAAGCTACAGTGACCGCAAGGTCTCGGGCCCTCAAAGCTGAATACACAATGGAACTCGCTCAAGACTTGAAAGCGATCCACGGTTTGGATGCAGAGACAGAACTAGCAAATATTCTGTCTGCTGAAATCCTTGCTGAGATCAACCGTGAAGTAGTCCGTACCATCTATGTGAATGCTCGCATGGGTGCCCAGACGAATACCACAACTGCTGGTATTTTCGATCTGGATACAGACTCCAACGGTAGATGGTCTGTTGAGAAATTCAAGGGATTGATGTTCTCGATGGAGCGTGATGCCAATGCTGTAGCTAGAGACACACGACGTGGTAAAGGTAACATTATGATTTGTTCTGCTGATGTTGCTTCCGCCATGACGATGGCTGGTCTGCTTGACTATCAATCTGCTCTTCAGGATAACCTGAACGTAGATTCGACAGGCAACACTTTTGCTGGCGTACTAAACGGTCGTCTAAAAGTATACGTTGATCCGTATATGAATATGGTTCAACCGTATACAGCGTCTGTAACAGGTGCGACTGGTGCCACAGCACAACAGTACTATGTTGTTGGTTATAAGGGTACATCCCCTTACGATGCTGGCTTGTTCTATTGCCCATACGTTCCATTACAGATGGTTCGTGCGGTCGGTGAGAACAGCTTCCAACCGAAGATTGGTTTCAAGACTCGGTATGGTTTGGTTCGTAATCCGTTTGCAGAGTCAACGGGTGCTTTCTCAGGTGCGGACACAGCTGGTGCAGCTAACTCCAATGTGTACTACAGGAGAGCGCAGGTTAGTAACCTGATGTAAAAGAAGTTCTACAAAATTCATCCGCCATAATATAATTATAAAGGATGTACTTTGGAGACCCGGCTTAAATGCCGGGTCTTTTTTTGTTTTTAATTATTATAAATAGTAATGAAGAGGAGTTATTGTAAAAGGGGAGAGTAAACTCCAGCCCACAAGGAGAAAGAATTATGGCTATTACAGCTACACAACAAATTACTGATACTAGATATCGGACTGATGTAAAATGGATTAGTGATGCAGCAGCTAACAGTGGAGTAACTATATTAGATGTGTCTGGACTAGTAGGATGGCAGACAGGTGGTTTAGTAAACATTGCAAAAATTTATTGGACAAGTTCAGGACCGTCAGGTGGACTAGATATTATTTGGGATGGAGGAAGCGCTTCTAATGTAATAGCATTTATTTGTGAAGGAACTAGTGGCACATATGGTTATATGCCAGGACAACCTGCAATCGCTAATAATTCTGCCACGGCCGGAACTGATGCTGGAGATGTTTTAATAACTAATGCATCAGCTACTTTTACTGTAGTTATAGAATTTCATAAAATTCCTACTGCTGAAGGTGCTGGCTGGTCTGCTGGATTAAGTCTGGCATAAGATATGGCTGAAAGTACTCCGAGCCTTCCTATTACAGGTAGTGAAAGTGCAACTAGTAGACAACCTACGGAATTTAATTATTCTCAAAGTAATCAATTTAAGGTATACCTTGGATTATTTCCCAAGACGGAATGGTTTGTAGTACGAGCTAATATACCTAGTGTAACCCTGGGCCAAGGGATCCAGGCTACACGTTTAATAGATATGCCTATTGTTGGAGATAAACTTACATATGATCAGTTTTATATGACTTTTATAGTGGATGAAAAATTAGAAAATTATATGGAGCTCCACAATTGGATGATGAATATTGGATTTCCTCAAAGTTATTCGCAATTTGATAGTTCTGTAAGACCCGATGGAACTACTCGACCAACTGGAAAAACATTTGATTCACAAGTTCCAGGTTTTGGAAAAGTATCTGACAGAGATTTATATAGTGATATTAGTTTGTTTATATTAAGTAGTAAGAATAATCCAGTAGTTAATATAAAAATGTTTGAGTCTTTTCCAGTATCGCTAACGAATATAGAATATTCGCAACAAGAATCGGATACTACTTATGCTGAATGTACTGCAACATTTGCTTATGCGTTTTTCACAATGACAGCAGTATAAATAATTTTAAGAAGGTAGTTAAGACAATCGAAATTAAGAGAGTTATCTTCCAACAACTTTGTGGAAGCATATTTAGTAGATAGATAAGGGTAAGATTGAGCACTGGCTACTTTCTACCTATTTTATTATGGAGTGAATGATGGATTTGAATGAATTACAGAATGATGTAGAACGTGATTTGAAAATAGATGATACTGAATTAGATTTGGAGAGCATTAGAACTCCCCAACTACATAACAAGTATCTTAAACATTATACAAAGTATTCTTTACAGTTAAAGAAAGCACAAGATGACTATAAAGAATTGTATAGGATTAAGTGGGAGTATTATACGGGCAAAGCAGATCCGTCTGTCTATCAAGAACAGCCTTTTGATTTAAAGATATTGAAATCTGATGTAGGTATCTATTTAGATGCAGATAAAGATTTACAGGGGGTTGGACAGAAGGAAGCTTACTTAGCTGCAGTAGTAACTTATTTAGAGAAAGTTTTAAGGGAGATCAATAATCGTAACTGGAACATTCGCAATGCTATAGAATGGAAGAAGTTTATCCACGGTGAGTGATGGACGTTACCCTTACAAAATTTAATGAAGTATATCTCCGTATCAAATGTGAGCCGTCAGTTGCAAAAGAACTTTCTGAATTTTTCACCTTTGAAGTTCCTAATGCTAAGTTTATGCCGTCGGTCCGAAGTAGATTATGGGATGGTAAAATCAGATTATTTAGTTCTGGTACTGGTAAAATCTATCTTGGACTATTACCGTATGTTAGAAGATTTCTCGCAGAACAAGGTCATACAATTGTCTATGGAGAGGGAATCAAACCCCCCAAACAGTTGGACAAAAATCTT